CATTTATTTTATTCTGTGCAACAATTGAAGTTGCAGGGATACCAAATGTTGTGAATTGGCACTTAGAATAAAAATATGGTTCTGCTTGGTCGCTATAAAAATCAACTTGAAATCCCTTAGCTTGATCCAATGCAAATCCATTCTCTCGTGTGCTTTGTTCTAGCATTTTTTCCCTTAAAAAATCCCCTAATTCCAAATTATTTATATAGTTTTCTTCTTTCTCTTCCTTTGTTCCTATCCAAAATTCAAAATCAATAGGAGTATCATATGCATCAAATCCTGCTCTGGTTTGTTCAAAATGGGTTACTCTCAATAAAACAAAAGGGAAATAATCTTCTGATTGATTCCCTTTTTCTCTATCTTCATGATTCTTTTCCGGCAGCATTCCACGAAATACTTGAACCTTTTTTTCTTTTAGTATTTCTACTAAAAATTGATATATTTTTTCCTCTACATCTTTAATCACCGAAACATCACCCGGTTCACTTCATAATCCAATCGCATATTAAATTTTTCGTCGGCATATCCTTGTAAATATTCTAATATGGATATATTTCCTAACATCTGTGGAGCAGAAGGACCGGTTAATCTTTTGATAGAATATCGTTTTTCAGTAGTTCTTATAAACGCTCCCAGTTTTCCACTGTGATAAGCAATAAAAGCATTTGGCAAACTTTTTAATCCGGTCCTCTCAACTTCTACTTGAAGTATTTTTCTTTTCTTCAGTCTCTTATTAGGAGTTAATTTAAAGTGATCCAATCCGATTGGCCTTCCTCCACTAACAATTCTTCCTTGTAAAATATTAGGAGAACTTTTAAATATGTTCACAGTGCTGAATAATTTAGTTCTCTTTATATGGTAATGTTCTTGTGTTTTTCTGATTTGCTCTGTTTTTACCATCTCTAAACTTCGGTTGATTGCTCTGGATATACATCCCGGTAATTCTTTTTGTAATGTTCGGTTGTTTTCAATTATTTTTTCAATTCCCTTCAGGTCTACTGTAATCATCTTTCTTCATACCTCGCTACATCTAATTCCAAAATTCCCATATCTTCTTTGCAACTAATTACATCATATTTTTTTCCATCAATAGTAATTTTTTCTTCAACATGAGGTCTATATCGAAAAGTTTTAGAGGGAATATATATAGTCATCCCTTCTAAAAAAACTCCATCGTCTGTTGTAAGTAGTCCTTTTCGTTGTTTCGCCTCAAATCTATCTTCATCTAAAATACAGATTGCCGTATGGCCAGAAATAGTATGTTCCTCTCCAAATTCTTCAAAAGAAAAAAAGATATTCGCAATGTCCTTTTCCAAACAATCTTTAAAATTCATAATTAATCCTTCTTTGTAGCTGTTTTCTTGGAATTTTTCTTATCTTTTTCCTTTCCCACATCTGTCAAAATTTCAGTGTTTTCAGACGTGATATTTTCTTCTTTTCCTACTAAACCTCTATCAACAGATAGAGATGCTACATTTTCTTCTAACATATCTACAATATCTCCCGGATTATAAATCTCTCCATTGTAAACAATGGATTGCAATACTTTATACTTCATAATGCCTCCTATTTTACTTTCAAAATCTTAATAGCATCAATATCAAAAGGTACCGGTAAAGGTCTAGATTCTATTCTTATTTCAACTGTATTTGCCTTTGAGTCAATATCTTCAAAAGGAACTCTTTCTGCAACAATAATTCCTTGTGAAACATCAACAGCCGCACCATAGTGTAAAATATTATTGGTAGGTGCAAATAATACTCTTCCTTCCGGAATTAATTTTTTTACAGTAAATGATTTTCCATCTTCAGATAATACTTGATGTTGTACTTGATAAGAATATACTAATGTTCCATAAGGTGCCAAAGTTCCTAAATAAATGGCTCCACTCGGTAAGTCTTTTGGAGCAATTTTTCCAACATCATAATTTCGATTGTCTAATAATTTTTGGATTTTTTCATTGTTTACAAATAATTTTGCAGCAACCGGATCCATCACAATAAATTCTACTCTTTGTCCAGTAGTTTCTCCAATTTTTGTAATAGTTGCCTCAATATCACCGGTGATGTCTGCATTTGCTTGGTCCCAAGTAACAGCTGCACTGATTTCTTCTACCGTCCCATATGTAATTTTATCTTCTACTCCTTCTCCTTTTACTAGAACTTCTCCTTTAAACAATGTCTCAATACACATTGCTTCTTCTCTTCTTGCAATTTGTTCTTCAAACTCTTCAAAAGATTCCGCAATCATTTTTGCTTTTCGTTCATCTGGAGACATTCCTCCATAAATAGTTTCTCCTGCTGTTTTTTGTAAAAACAATTCATGTCCTGTGAAAGTTCTCTTAGGTGCGACTTTTGGAGTTGCATAGTATTTAGATTCATACCCTCTCTTAATCATTTCGGTTCCGGGAATCATTTCAGATACAAACGGTGCAACAAGCTGCCCTCCTTTTCTATATTCAATTTCAAACTTTTGTTGTTCGTGCTTTTCATGTTTTCCAAAGTACATATCTCGGATAAATGTTTTTGGTTTTAGTATTTTTTGGTCATAAACTCCTACAAATTCTAATATTGCTGGCATTAATATCTACCTCCTAATGTTTTTACAATAATTCCTTTATCTCTAGCTGCTTTCACAAAATCTGCTTTTTGTGTTTCAGATTTAATCTTTAATCCTTCGAAAACAACTTCTCCGGATACCACAACCGTTGTTTTAGTCTTTGCAGCGGTTCCATCTGCATTTTCAAGTACAATCCCAAACAAATCACTACCGTCTGATAGCTCACAAGAAGCATTCACTGCTTCTCCTCTTACTATTTTTTTACCATGAGGAACCTCCAACTCCATAACTTTATGTCCAGTTCCACTTAATACTTGATCATAGCTATATTTGTTACCATTTTCTACTAAGCTCATTTTTTACTCTCCTTTCTTTTTCATAAATTTAAAAACAGAATTCAAAGATACTCCAGAAATACTTCCATTAATTCCTGTACCGGGATTTTGGCTAGATGTTATTTTTGTTTGTTGACTTTCAACTATCATATTTTCTAAGATATTTTTATTTCTGAATTTTCCAGATTTAACAATTTCATAAGAAAACTCCTTTACATTCATCGGTTCTTTATACTTTGCTCTTAACACTAAGTCTTTATCCGGACAATCTAAAGAATCAATTTCTTGTAATCGATTTCTCTCTTCTTCGATTCCTTTTTGTTTAATAGAATCATAAATGTCTTTATGTTCCTTTTCTAAGAAATCTTCTGTAATTTTTTCCTCAAGTTTATTCTTTGAAGTTTCTACTTTTTCTTTTTGTGGAAAATTCTTAAATTTAGAAATGTCTACTGCTAAATTATTTACAATCAAGATATTAGACATATTTTTTACATCAGCTTCTTCTCCAATAATTTCATCAACAAACCCGTAACTCTTAGCTTCTTCCGCATTCAACCATGTTTCCTTATCCATCATTTCCGATAAAGTTTTTTTATCCAAATTAGACTTCATAGCATAAGTTTCTAATATACTGTCTTTCCATTTCGATAAAACTTCTGCACTTTTTTCCATGTCTTTTTGCTCTCCTATTGAGAATCCCCAAGGATTATGAATCATAAATAGTGAATTTTTAGCCATCCGAACCTTATCACATGCACAAGTAATTATTGTTGCAGCACTCGCAGCTAATCCTTCAATATTTGCAATCACTTTAGCATTATGTGATTTAATTGTATTCGCAATTGCTAAAGCGGCATACACAACTCCCCCCGGGGAATTGATATAGATTTCAATCGTATCTAAATCCCCTAAGTTCATCAATTCTTCTTTAAACTGTTTGTCTGTAATATCATTCCAAAAGTCATCTGTTCCAATGTCTCCATACAGAATTAAATCAGCACTTTTTTCAGTTTCGTTCTTCACGAGATTCCAGAACTTCTTGTTCTTCTTTGGCATTTATTATCACTACTCCTTTTTCTTTTAATAATTTTTGTTCTTTTGCTAAGATTCTGACATTTTGCTCAAAATCACCACCAGATAATTCCACAGTTTCTTTCGTTCTTGTGGATAAGCCTTGTTGAATTTTCAATACACTAGCTTTTGCTTCTTTCAAAGGATCTATTTGTCCTTGACTAGGGCCATTCCACTGTGCCGAGCTCCACGCTTGATTTAAGAGAGAATCTTTGCCATATCCTTCCAGTTCAATCCTTCCTAAAAGATATGCTTCCCGCAACCATTCCTCATAGATAATTTGAGTAAAATTACTAGAAAACCATTCTCTTCTTTTCCGAAACATTTTCCATGCTTCTAAAAGGGCTGCACGACTCGCAGAATAACTAGCCGTAAAATGCTTAATGAGTAATTCATAGGGAACTTCTAAAGCTGTTCCAATTTGCCTTAAGATTGCGGTAACAAAAGGATCAAATTGAGCATTCGGTCTTCCCGGATTCGTACTATTTGCTTTCTCTCCGGGATTTAATCCTACAACCATTCCCGGACTCAATTCGATAGTTTCTTCCGAATTCACATTGACTAGATTGCTATCATCAATCACCTCATGGTCCGCTATATTCGCTCCTTGTAAATTTTCACTTGGACTTTCAATAAAAACAGCATATAACCCACTCACTACTGCGGCCATAAGCTCAGCTTCTGTGTATCTATCTAATTGTTTTAAAGCTTCTATCACTGGCGATAGTATTGGAATCCCTCTTATCTGTTCCGGTCTTTCACTGAACAAAATGTGTAATATATTTCTTTGTTTTTCTTTTCCAAAAACACTTACATACACACTTTCGACTTGTCCCATACTATCCAATGGATGTTCTTTTGCAATATAATATCCTTCAATTCGTCCATTAGAATCAATTTTCACGCCTTCGATAATCGTTTTATCATTTTGTTTGTTATTAGGAGTAAAAATACGATCCGGCTCAATAATTTGCAACTTCAAAGAATACGGATTTTTTATTGTTTCAAAATAATTTAATTTAACAAAAGCTTCCCCATTTAAAAGCAGAGTTAAAAAAACAAGGTCTTGTACTTGAAAAAAGTCCAATAAACCTTGTTGCTCGATTTTATCCTTTGCCCACAAATTAAATTCTTTTTCAATCAATGTTTCTATTCTCTCTGCTTCATCCTCAGAAATTCCTAAAACTTCATAATCCACAGAAGATTTTAATTTGAGACCACTTCCTATAATATTACTATTCATAGTATTTAGGACTCCTCTTGCGATTGGAGCTCCCATATACAAATCACGAGAACGCTCGACCAACTTTTTACGATTTTTGTAAATATCTTTTTTTACACCTCCACCAGTACTATTCCAACCCATCATAGATGTTTTTGTTGTAGAAGCTCCATGATTAGAATACCCGGTATTTAAAACTTCTAATTTTCTTCTAGCTACTTCTCTTTTCAGAGCTCTCTCAGGATTTAAAGTTGTAATTACTTTTTCAATTAGATTCATATGCATCACCTCCCTTTTTTCTGTTTTTTAAGTATTAAAAAAGAGAGGCTGTGATACCTCTCTTAGTTATTTTATGCAACAACTGTATTTTGTTCGATTTTCGGAAATATTCCTTGATGTTTTAGCAAATCGTAAATAAACAATCTTCCCTTTTGTGTCCAATAGGTATGAGCTTTTACATCAGGTCCTGTACTTCTATTGATTGGTTGTGTTTTTGTCTGTGTATAACCTTTGTCAGCATATTTTTGATACAGTAACCATATATATCCTTGTTTATATTGTATCCCCAGTTCATGCAATTTTTCATTTAACCATTGTCCACTCTTTCCATAGTCTTTTGCGATCACGCTAATACTTAATAACCCCTTACATTGCAAAACTAAATCATAATAACTAGCCTTTGGTTGTAATTCTTGGATTTGTTGCTCTTGTACTTTATTTTGCAATTTTAAAACTTCATTTTCTTTCTTTGCTTTTCCGTACCGAATTAGAATTTCTCCTATTTTTTCAGGTTCCTCCATAATAGCTTCGTAGACATTCTCAGTCATATACATTCCTGTTTTTCGTATCATAGGTAAGACTTCCGATGTTACCCAATCTGTAAATTCTTCTGCTTCTTCTTTTCTACTTTGGAAAATACATTTGTATAAATTAGGTTCATCAATAAAATTAGCTTGTTGTTCTCTTCCTAAATTATCTATGACCTTACTTAAAATAACCCCATCTTCTTTTAACCTTGATTTTACTCTACTTACCTGTTCTAATCCTAAAATCACACAAACATCTTTTAAATTAAAATAAGGTTTTCCGTCTTTTTCAAAAATTCTAATCTCTCCAAATTTTTCGTTCTTAAAAATTTTTAATTCATTCATTATTTTTTCACCTTACCTTTATTATTCTTTTGATACTTCATACCTTGTCCAAAACCAAATTTAAATGCCGTTCCTATCATCTCAAAAATTCCTTTTGAGTTATTGCGAATATCATTTAGCTGGTCATAGGTCATATCATAATAAGTTGTTAGATGCTGCTCTGTTTCTTTAATTACTTTTTCCATATTTGCGTACATAATAAAAAAGCTCCTTTCAATTTTTTGATAGTTGAAAGAAACTACATTCTGTAGTATAATAGATTTACAGAAAGAGATTTCTTTCGGGAAAGAACATTTAGGATTGAGTTTGCCGACCTGCTCCTAAGTGTTCTATTTTTTTAAGTCATCTTTTAATTTTTTTATTCCTCTTCTTACTGCTTCCATTTGATTGACTTTTTCCTTAGAACAATATTCATCTAATATTGTTTTACTTTCTTCATCAATTCTAACGGTTATTTTGTAAGGTTTTGGATTATCTGTAGGACGACCTATTTTTTTTGTCAATTTTCATCACCTACCTTTTGACTGTCTTAATTATAAATTATGACCGTCAAAAAGTCAAGCAAAAAAATAAAAAAAACAGAAAAAATCTGTTTTTTAAAATAATGATAATGTTTCCTCTTTGGGATATACTTTTAGCACTTCATAATGAACTTCTATTATTTCTCCCTTTGAATTTGACCTAATTATTTCCTTTAAATCAACTTTAAGTTTCGTTCCTTTATTTGCGGTAAAACGACCAGATAAAACATGTTCTTTAAATTCTTCATCCAAAATGGCTACTTCATATAATTTTTCTACAATATAAACTTGCCACTTTGATTTCATATCAAAATCAACTTTTTTTAAAACTATATTTCTAGTAACTACTGAAACTTCAATGTCATCAACATCTTTTTCTATAATATTTAGAGGAGCTTCAAGATTTTTCTTGACATCCTTTGAATAGTTGTATACTTCTCCCTCAGAGGATAAAACCATTTTTCTTCCTTCAGGCAAACTTAATCCTAACTTGGTAAAGTATTTATCAATTTCCTCTAACTTAGAAGAATCTGTAAATATAGTTATGTTTAAATTATTCGTTACTGTATTGCTATCACCATTTATTTTAGTTAAAATAGCTCCATTTCCATTCTTTAATTTTTCAATTTTTTCCACTTTTTCTCCCTTTATCCAATCCTTTATTTTTATCCATTCTAAGAAAGCCTGAATCATTTGGAAAGAATCAATTGTCGTTTTAAATAACATTGGAAGATATTCAATAATAGTTGCCAAATCAAATTCAAAACTTCCTTCACGAATTGCAACAATTTTAAAATTCGCTTTTATATTTTTATCAACATTATTTGAATTAACAATTTTATTAAAAATATTTGCTGTATTGGACAAAATACCTGCAAAATTTGAAATCTCAATCTCATTTTCTCCATCTAATTTAAATGTCAGAACTTCCCTTGAGATATTTTTATCTTTCATTTTTAAATATCCTCCTAGAAAAATAATAAAGTCTTATTTTAAATATACTTTATATTTTCTATAAAAGTCAACATAAAAATTATTGATGCCTAAAATTGTTCCTCAAGTATCTAGAATATTTTTTATAGCTCGTGTAAGCGTACAAAAACTCAAGCGTTTTTTAAATAAAAAAAGAGGAAATATTAAACTTCCTCTTCTTCTATATTTTTATTTTGTTTTTTAGGTTTATACATTACTGAACTAAAATAGAAGAAAATCGACCCTACTAGGGATACAAATCCTCCTATTGTCTTTCCTATTGACAATAAGTATATTCCACCGATGAGAGCGGTCATCATAATGATAAACCCAAAATTTTGTCCTCTTTTAAAAAGAATAAATTCAGATTCTAGCTTCTTTCTTCTACACTGTACTGTACTTTCCAAATCTTTTTGTTCCATAGTATATTTATGTTTTAAATCGTTTTCGGTCATAGCCAATATTCTATCTGCCGCACCGGGACAAACATTTTCATATCCTTGTACTATATTCGGAGGAGGAATAATTCCAGAGTAATGAATTTCTTGTTCTTTAACTATCACTCCTTGTTTTTTTGTACTATCTATTGGATTTTTTTGTTTTCGAACCATAGTTATCAATAGCTCCTTTTAAGGCTTTCCCAACAGTCATCCAACTATCTTGTAAAGATTTTTCTGTATTTTTTTCGTATGATGATGGAAATTCTTTTACGACATCAGTTAAAGTAGAACTAGACAAACAAGAAATACTAGCTATTCCACAAATAAAAGCATCTACTTTCTTCATTTCATCATCTCCTTTCTAATACCAATATTTTAACTTATTTTATATACTTTGTCAAGTTATGCAATTTCATAGAAAGTTATAAAAATTTATACCAAATGAAAAGTCAAGAGGTTTTTATATAAAAGAAAAATATTTTTTTGAGAAACTTTTTATAAATCTCTAGGAATAACCCTTCTTGATACAGGTCTTTTACCTCTTCTTTCTAATCTTTCGAGTTCATTTTCCCAAAATATTCTTCCTTTACGAATTTCTTGTAAATCAGCTCTTTCTAATTCTCTAGTACCTATTCTATATCTCCGCCCTGTCAGTACAGCTTTTTCTGCTTTATGATACATCTCTATCATTTCTATACATTCTTCAATACTTCTTGTCATCACTTTACTCCTTTTGAAAGTATTCTTCTTTTTTGAACTTTTACTGTTTTTTCTATCGAGTCTATCCCATATCGCTTATTCAAATTTGGATTCGCAATTTTAAGAGCAGCATATGCATAGTTTCTCAAGTCCAAAGGCTCATTTCTTTTAGTTCCTATGACTTTCCAAATTGTCTTTTTTACTCCCTTTTCCCAAATGGTTGTTTTTACTTCCGATGTTAAGCCTTTAAAATATGATTCATCATAACCCCGCTCTACATTTTTTGGAAAATGCATATACCGAGAGCCCACATCTTGTACTTTTAAACTTGAAAGAATTGTTTCTTTTCCTGTATTAACAGCAAGAGTAAATAAGGAAATTTGCATACGATTAGTTCTAGATGGTTTTGACACAAACGCCATTCCATCTCCACCTTTCCCTTTTATTCCAAAAATTCTTCTAAACTCTCGTGGTTTAATAAATTGATAAGACTCTTGCGTATAATGTCCCCCGGTATCAATGCAAGTACAAAGGATTTTTATTTTCTCTCCATTTTGATAGCTAAATTCTTTATCTAAAAAGCGATCCAGTTGTTCCCAAACATCAAGTCCACCGGGTGAACCAATAAACTGTTTGTAATAGATTCCCCAAGATTCTTCACCTTCACCCCAACCTACTACTTCAATTTCCAATCTATCATCTTGCACGTCTACTCCAGCAGTCAACACATTGACCTTATCCGGAATTTCAGCAACATAATATTCCTTTCGTTTCGCAACTTCTAAAAAATCTATTTTCTCAATTTTTTCTTCCCATGTTTGCCCCAAACAAGTATTTGTAAATACTTTCATTCGTTGCATATCCCCTTTTGCTTCTTTGAACTTTTTAATGATACTTGTCCATGTTGAAAAAGGACTATACAATTCTGAAATATGAAATCCTCGAACAGAAACATCTTCTATTCCTTCTTCTGATTGCCAAATTCCGTGAGCCATATTTCGTTTCCACTCATATTCACTAGAGACTTCCAAACAATCCTCACATCTATGTCCTAATGGTTCAAAGATAATATTTCTCCATTCTAATTTCTTAAAAGATCCGCATTTAGGACAAGGAATATAAAATTCCTCTTTCGTAGAATTTTCATATTCTTTCTCAATCCTTGACTCTCCTTTCATCGTAGGAGTACTCGTTACAACTATCTTTTTATTCCAGAAAGTTTTTGTTCTTTCTATTGCCAAATTTAAAGGATCTCCTTCTTTTTGAACATCACTCACAAAACGATCTATTTCGTCAGCTAATAAAATCCGAATAGGCCTACTTGATAGCTCAGTGGCTGAGTTACTTCCCGTAAGTTTAATATATCCTCCTGCAAATTCTTTTTGTAAAACAGTATTTCTTCCATTTTCATTAAAAATTTTATTTCGAATTTGAGGAGTACTTTGTATCATATCATCTAACCTTGTACTTGAGAAATCTTCTGCCATATTTTGCGTTGGTAATAAAAACATAATTGGAGCTGGTTCATAATCTGCATAGTAGCCAAAAACATTCAACAATGTATCCGTTTTGGATAACTGAGCTCCATACATCATTACCACTTTTTCGGTTTTTTTATCAGAAATAGCTTTCATCACTTCCCGTTGATAAGGTACTCTATCGGTTCTCCATCTTCCGGGTTCAGCGGAAGTTTTAGAGCTCAAGATCCTGTAAGAATCCGCCCAAGTATCTATGGTTAATTTTGGTGGAGGCTTCAGCACTTGAAAAATTTTATCAAACAACTCAATTGTTTTTTTTAGGTTTTTCTCTTGTTTTTCTTCCAACTTTTTTTTCTTTTTGCATTTCATCGTATCCCTCTTCTTCAATCGTAATATTTGTATTTTTAAATAAGTCTTTCGAATATTCACTTAATTCTAGCAATGTATCTTCAATAGCTTCTTGAATAACGGATTGAATATCCCCAAGGTTTTCACAACCAACTACTATCGGTGCTACTTTATTTGGCACAGAAAGTAATTTCCCTTTTAAATTCAATAACATTGTTGTCATCACTTTTTCTACTATTTCAGCTGAATGTAAATCATTTCTAAGTTCAGCAATTCGAATTGATTTTAATTCAATATCCTTTTCCAATTTCTCAGTTTCTTTTCGCAATTTTATATCTTTTAAATTAGCATTTCCTGAATTACTACTTTTTATAAGCTCAAGATATCCTTGTAAACTCTCTTTAAATAAATATTTTCCTCGTGTTCCGCTTTTTTGGATAATATTCTCTGATGAAAGCTTTCTTATATATCTATCTGTAACTCCTAATAACTCTGCAAATTCAGCACTTCCTATTTCATTTGGTATCATCTTATTTTTCACTCCTTCCGGAACGGAACTCATTGTTTTTTTTACCAGTATTCAGACACAAGCCAGACCTCGCGAGACCCACAGGCTAAAAAATATTTCTCAAAGTACCTTTTTTTTCTTAAATATAAAAAATGAGAATTCTATATTTTAGAACTCCCATTCTTGGTTTGTTAATTATATTTTTTAGTTCTTTCTCCACTGTTTCCTTATCGTTATTATTATTTAAAGAAATCAATTATTTTATAAACTATAGAATATTTCAACCAAATACTTAAATTGAATAAAACCATAAAAATAACTATTATTAGTATTAAAAATATTATTGAACTTTTTATT